GAATTAAATGCTCCTGGAGATACAGACGTATTTGCGACATAAAGTGTTCCAGCATTATTGACCGGATTGTTAGCACTATAAGACGTAGATGCAGAGAAGAATGGAACACCAATTAAATCACGAGAAGTGTTGCTTGAGTCAAATACACCGAATTGATTATCAGCAAAATTGGCGTATGGCTCACCATACAGGTGACCGGTAGGTCTAGTTCCTGCAACAATTGAACGTAAAATTTTGATGACATTGACAGCCATCAGTAAGTTCCAGCATCAATCACATTGGTCCATGCTGCATTATTCCGGCCATAGGTGCTTCCGTCTGACGGGGCATCTGGTATCGTAAATCCTGACGCCGCTACATCGACATAATGTTTCGTAGCCGCTTGAAGATTTGTTGTTGGGTCTGCTGCCAGAGTAATAGCACCAGTCATTACCCCGCCAGCCAGAGGTAAATAGTTTGCGAGACTTGAATTTACTGTACTAATTTGACCATCAACATAACTCTTGGTTGTGGCTTGCAGAGTTGTAGGAGTTGTTGATGGAAGGGTAATCATGCCAGTCATCACCCCGCCAGCGAGCGGGAGATACAAAGCAGCCTTATTATCTACATACTGTTTCGTAGCTGCTCCGAGAGCAACAGATGGGTCTGCTGCTAGAATAAGCGGACCTGTTAGGGTTCCACCAGACAATAGAAGCTTACCATCACAATAAGTCTTGGTCGTAGCTTGCAAAGCTGTCGGAGTAGTTGACGGCAATGTAATCATACCAGTCATAACTCCGCCAGCCAACGGTAGATAATTAGCTAGCGATCCAGTAACTGTAGAAATCTGGTTATCAACATACGACTTATTTGTTGCTTGAGTAGAAACCGTAGGAGCCGCTGCCGGGAGGTTAAGTGCTCCGGTTAGAGTTCCACCAGTTAATAATAGATGCAGAGCATCATTATTATCAACGTATTGTTTCGTCGCAGTGCCAAGAGCCGCAATAGGGTCTGCTGCCTGAAGAAGAGGACCAGTCATAGTCCCACCGGCAAGTGCGACCTTCGTATCTGAGTATTGCTTGGGAGTAGCATCTAAGGGATTAACCGGGTTCGCTGCTAACGTAAGCGTTCCCGTCATAGTCCCACCGGCTAACTGAAGATAGCTAGTCGGCTGGACTGAAGCTCCGTTTACATAGATAGTGGCAGCATTAATGGATCCAGGACCCTGATTACCACCAGTCGGTCCGCCGACAACAATTCCACCGGAATATTGTAGATAGCCGGTGTACTGAATCCATGGAGTCGGTGCAGCTAACGGTCCGCCAGCACCCGCGCCTAGGACGTCATATTGGGTAGGTTCGTCGGTCATGGCCACATCACCGCTGTGAATTTGTGGTTGGCAGTTAAAGAAGCGACACTAACTGGTGTGGTCGTACTTGGGATTACAGTGTACGATTGTCCCGGTTGAAGGGCTATGGTCGTACCATTGGCATTTGTGATTGCTGACCCAACCTGATTAACGAACAGCACTTCAGCAGTACCTATTCCCTGATCCGCTGCCAATAGCGGATTTACGATATACCCGCCAGATTGGTTTGCTGATATAGCGGTGACAGGAAGACCTGGAGTTGCTGATGTTTGTGTCGCCAGCCCAGCGACAGGAGTTGTAGTCATCTCATTGCTCCTTTATGCAGTCCATCCTGGAGAGGTAACAGTACCCGCGATAGTACCTGGGAACACACTAGTATTTCCCTCATAGAAAATGATACCACCTCCAGCATACGCCGCATATTGATGGCCGACAGGTGTACCGCCAGAGAAAGAGGTAACAGCCGTATGTACAGCGATTTGACCAGAACTTCCGGCTTGTGCAGTGTAGGTGATTGTCGGGGTTCCGTTGATAAAGATATTCACGCTAGTTGATCCGAAGACTGTATCATAGTATCCGATATTGATAGTTCCTCCACTACCAGCGTTTAGGAAGCTACCAGCGGCGATAGTTCCAAAGTACTGGAAGTTGCCATATAGAGCACAAACACCACCACCATTTCCAACATTAATGACAGGTGCGGCTCCGCTTGTCGGAGCATTGAAATAGCAAGTTTGAAGAGTAAGAACACCACCAGCTTCACAGGTGATATTGGCGTAGTATGAAAGGAAGTTAAATCCTGAGACCTGCATAATCGTAGAACCACCAGCGATTACGCATCCACCTTGCGGAGCACCGGTAATATAAGATGCACCACTTGTGGATCTTGCATCAATCGTGCAGCTACTAGGAGTAGTGGTATTTCCAATAATATTCCAGGATGCAATGTAGTTCGTAGTATCTTGCATCCCGCTTGTATAGGTTCCATTGGCAACACGGATCGTTATGCCAGTTTGTGAGATATACCGAGCTTTGATTTGGTTAATAGCTCCTTGAATAGTAGCAAAGGCTTGAGCTGAAGTATTAGCAAATCCAGTATTGTTGTCATTTCCTGTTGGATTAACATAAAATACGGTTTGCGGAGGTGATTGTGGAATGGGTGGGATAGTTGAAGTAAAGTTGGTTCCATTATAAACGAACATATATTCTTCGCCGGCAACTAAATTGCCGCCGACCATATGTGAACCATCTGTACGAACTGTTTCAATTCCAGCTAATCCATTCAGTTGCATCATCGTTGTGCCGGGAGTCGTATTGGCAACTTTGATGTTGAACAGCATACCGATAGCAAGTGATGCTGGGACAGGATTAGTCGTTGCGATGATGGTGCCGGGAGTTGCTGAGGTATCGGTACCTACATAGACAATAGATGTATTAGCAGGTCCAGTACCAGCCTGAACAAATGCATTCAGTGTTCCAGCAGTTACGAGGTTCGCGAATATATCACCGGCATTCCAAGCCTTCGCAGTTGTGCCTTCCTGAGCACGAACAATCGTTGCCACGTCCCCGGCCATTGCTGTGACATGAACAATTTCGTTTTGCGTCTTGGTAGCCTGATCATAGAAGGTTGCGACGTAATAGTTACCTCCAGTCGGGTTAGGAAACGAAGTTCCTGTGCCAGCCGCAAGGTTGACCGTTGTGCTTGCTGTAGTGATGCTACCCGACACAGTGGTAGAAGCGTTGTTACTCCAGAGTATCGTCATCTTAACGCCCTATCCGATTGTACAAGTGAAGTTGAACTGGTATGGTACTTCTAGCACTCCAGAATCCAATGCCTCTTTAAACGTAGACATATACGGCAGAGGCGGAAGTGGAGTATATGTCGTCTCTAGATCGTTTGGTGTAATTCCTTTGACACCAATATCCCACGGCGGAGAAACACTTCTTGCTGGTTCAAATCCGTTAGGACCAAATGCGTTTAATAGAGCTCCGCCCGTAACAGTCCTATTCCCAAGGACGAACCGAATTGTTACATTTTGATCAACACCTAAAGAAACACTGATCTGACTAGTATTCGCTACAAAAGCATCATCTACGTCAGCTACATCTTCCCCTATTCCAACTAATGGGTTGTTTCCTGTATTTGGATCAACAGCAAAGGAAGGTGTAGTTCCATCTACACCATATAGGAATCTCCATATTCGGCGCTTTATAAATCGAATGTCGAAATAATTACTATCACCTTTATATAGATGCCAAGTTAGAATACGACGGTATAAATCATCATCAGTGATAACAACATCGCCAATACTCAAGAACTGTAGAATATTCAAACCAAACTTGACTGCAACGCTTGGAGGAGCAGTCCCCCACATGGGGAATATCCAATTTGGACCCCATGTATTGAGAGGTCCCATTACCACCGGCTGACCAGAACTCAATGCTGGTCGGGTCATTCCATAGAGGCCAGCACCTACCCAATCAAGCAAGGCTCCAGCAACAAGTGATGGATGACCAGTATAAATTGGAAGATTTAATGCATTGAAGGTATCAACATAATCTTGCTGGCATTGATTCTGCGCAGCAACAAACTCTTGCAAATCATCATCATCAGAATATTCTTGATATAAATAAGATGGAATAACAGTCGTTAGTCCAGTTACACCAGGAGGTGGAAATGGTTGCCCTCCAGTAAATCCACCGACAACAGCACCAGTTCCGCTTCCCGGTATGCCAGGAACTATACCGGGAGGATAAGGAACCACATAGTTTGAAGAGAAATAAGCACTAAAGTTATGACCAGAAGAAAGAGCCGTAACCCAGACGTTACAATTAGGCGGAACAAGAAACGTCTGACCGGGTACAACCTCAACTGTTCCGTTAACTGCTGCTGGAACTGCTGAACCTAAAAGATTAACCCACAAAGATTCTGCAACTACAAGACCTTGATCCTCTGGCCTAAGCGGGTTAACGATAACCCCGCCCTTATCTCCCATCGTTGTATCAGCAACTAAATATGATTGGCTACCTACTCCAACCTGAGTAACCAACCCTTTCTTTAGGATAAACATTAGCTACCTTGAATAACTGAAACTTGTGTCGTGTCGGTGTAGAAGTAACTATAACGATCTCCATAAATAACTTCCGTTCCTCCAGCAGGAATTGCACCCACCCCATCAATTGATATGGTCCATTGAATATTGATAACCAATTCACCAGCTAGGATATTGGCTATAGAATCAATAAACACTTGATTTAATACATTCAGATTAATAGGAGTCGTACCAGCCGGTAGACTGTTGATATAATTAATGATCTCAGGAACTGAGGCTTGTGCGATAGCAGATGCAGAGACATAGTTTGGTGAGTCTGTAATCCACGTGCACTGAATATTTACCGTTTCCTGCGGAGGCACAACAAATGGAATAGAAAATGAGTCAGGGTAATCAGAAACGTTAACTGTCTCATTTATTGGATTTGGAGTTACAATCCCTCCATATTGCCATGTCCCATATTGTGTGCCATCTACCGGAATAGTAAAAGTATTCAGACCAGTGACAGTAATGGGATAGGGTACATTATTGATATATGGGAACCCATTATTACCAGATATAGTTTCAATATTACCTGTAGTGAGATTATGATTATCTACTGTGGTAATCACAGTGGGGTTCGTGTTTGAGATACCAGCAACACGAATAAGTGCCCCTGATAAACCCTGAGTATAGAAGTGGGCAGACCAGATTGCATAGGCAACTTGATATGGATCACCACCACCAACAATAATCGTGAAGGCTTCTAAGTCCTCTTGCTCTTGAACAGAAATTAACCTATTCTGCACCCCCGGCACATTCGACAATAATGTCTTAAGATATCTTGCCATTCCTGTTGAGGATGCAAGGCCAGCAGTGAAACAACGTTCACGGTAGACGCTAATAGGTTCACCAGATTGTGAAGGTATACCAGAAACAGGGTTATTGACTGTTAGTGATACATTAGCCGGAACAGAGGTAATCATCTGCACAACGGTATTCGCAGCTACCGGCCAAGCTCCTGCTTGAGAAGCTAAAGCATAGATGGGCAATGAAGAGCCCGCTATTCCTATAATCCCACCGGTTTGGCAGATGTATTGATACGTCCCATCACCCACCACAAATCCTTGACCTATGACATAGCCGGGAGTTCCAGTAAATACAACATAGACAGAAGTGTTTGTAATTGGTTGCGGATCTACACCGTATATGATACCAAGTTGATTTAGTAGATAAGGATTTGCACCATAGGGCGTGACCGAATTAACAAGGTCAACAAGAAAACTATCACTCTCAACTAGAGCGTAGGTGTCGGTGCTAGAAATATCTTCGATTAGAGAGCCTGGAAGATTAGCGGTATAGTCTGGATTTGCACCAGCGACGAGTGTGATTAGCCGGTTGCGTAGATCTGCAGGAGCCGCTGGTTGCAGACCCTGTGCCGTCATTACTAGAGGGAGGATTGCCATGATTTATATCGGTTGATTAAGTGGGTATCCAGGAGCCGTTTGTACGCCGATTACAGAACCATAATTAGTTAGAACGCTGATATTGTAGGCTGGAACTGGTCTTCCATCATCGCTATCTGCTGCTCCTTGTGCTATAGGTGCAGGAGTCATAATAAGAGAAGCAAAGAATCCTGCGAATTGCTGTTGTGTACGAATCATATAAAAATCAGGATAAACCTGTAGGACTACTGATGGGTGTGCCGGGATACCATAGTTGGCAAAGAATGGGCTTTCACCTAAATTCAACTTACAAACCTGAGCTAATGTGGTTAGATAAACACCATCATTAAATCCATTAATGTCAGTCTGTACAACCCACCACTTCTTAACTCCAGTTAATACATCTCGAGTACGACCATAAGTTCTCATCCAATCCTCGCAAGCACATTGATACTTGGACCTTTTACAGTAGCAACAAGAGCGTATGTTCCTTTCTTACCATCTCCGCCGAGGTATACTTTCCCACTGCCGGGGTCGTGGTAAATAGTTCCATCAGCCTTCATATATGTAGTCTTATTCTGCTGATCAGTAACGACCATATGCTTATCGTCTTTACTCTGCATAACGGACTTGCCGTTCTTATCAAAGCTGAAGTTGGTTTGATCCTGTTGCTGCTGACCACCCAATCCACCCAATGCTCCAGTAAGTCCACCGAGAGCTCCTGTAATCGCTCCAGCCCCTGGAATCATACCAATAATCCCCCCGAGGATACCTCCACCACCAATCCCCATTCCAGGAGGTGATATTGGTCCTGCTAATGTTCCTATTCTAGTTGCATCTTTATATTGTCTAACCTGTTGTGTTCTAAAGGAAGTTGTAGTTCTAAGAGCTTGAGCCGTGACCTGCTGCTGTTGCTGTTGCTGATTTTGTTGATCTTGTTGGTCTTGTTGTTGTTTCTGAAATGGACCCGCAATCCACCCATTGGGTCCACCCATATGGGTGAGTTGATCATAATCTCTTTGCGGGTTCTGCTTATGGCTGACACCATTAAATGAAAGAGTAGTTAGATTGCCACGAGGATAGAAATCAGTATTCCCACCAGCATCGCCAGTAACACCACCCAGATAGTAATTTCCGGGGACTGCGTATCCTTTATCACCAACCTGAGTAGGTTCCCTAGCATACTGCGAATTTGATTTTGGAATTTTAACAGTTGGTGGTGTAAAGATTCCATTTTGTGTCTCGAAGGCTACGTAGATAAAATCTTTATCAACCTTCGTAACGTGGCAAGGAATAGACTTTGCCTGTTGTTCATCCCCCGTATTTATCCGCTTCTTCACCCATTGGTTCATATTATAGG